GTCGATAAACCATGTTGGTAAGAATTATACTCTTCCTTTAATTACAACAAATACTGATCTTTTCCAACAAGATAACGCGTATCATGTGTATAAACGCCATCAAACAAATAGATACATATACCATTACTGGTGGAAGAATAAAAGAGATGATTTTTCTTTGGATGAATTTTTTACAATGAATAAATTAAACGATATTGATATGACGGAGTACCTGTATAACTATGAGTCACGTGCGCTTAGCTTCTAACGAATGGGATTCACTTAAGTCAACAATTGTTGGTGATGCGACAAACGCTCGGATACCAAAACTTGACAAGAGTCTTCGTACCGTTAACTACGCCGACGTTTATGATGAGAACAAAATTGTGTCGGGAAAATATCCTGATGTGGTTGTTAAAGAAGCCAATGAAGATCTTGAGATATTTGCTAACTTTTTGAAAAATGAAGGAATTGAGGTTTATCATCCTATAGAAAATGCAGAACCGAGTTACTATAATTATTGCCCTCGTGATGGAGTTTTGGTTCACGATGACATGATTCTTTCAGCACCGCAGCCATTACGCGCAAGACGTAATGAAGAGCAATTCATAGAGCATCATTTTTTGAATCTTAACACAAAGTATATTAAAACCAATCCAGAACTATCTGATAATCTTTATAATGAAGGCTGCGTTGGTAATCCAGACATCCTTGCGTTAAACGAGCTTGAACCCTGCTTTGATGCGGCAAACGTTCTTCGTGCAAATGACGATTTATTTTATCTTGTAAGTAACTCTGGTAACAAGATAGGTGCCGAGTACTTACAAGAAGTAGTTGGTCTAAATAAAAAAGTTTGGACCATAGAGGGTGTGTACAGTTATATGCATCTTGATAGTACTATTGCGCTTCTTCGTGAAGGGTTAATGCTGCTCAATCCTTCTCGTATAAAGTCAAAGGATCAATTACCAAAACCTCTTCAGTCATGGGATGTAATATGGTGCCCCGAGCCAACTGATATCGGTCATTATCCAGGTTATAACAATGCGAGTACGTGGGTTAGTATGAACCTATTTTCTCTTTCACCGAGTCGTGTAGTGCTTGAAGAGAGACAACATAATCTACGAAAGGAACTAGAAAAGCATAATATTGAGTGTGCGATGCTCCCAATGCGTCACGCTCGTACACTTGGTGGTTGTTTTCATTGCGTGACACTGGACTTGATTAGAGAGTAATATATAACACATGAGTACATTAATAAGTGGTGAATAAATTGAGTACGATTGGATTTATCGGTCTAGGTAAACTTGGACTTCCATGCGCCGAAGAGTTCGGTAAGGCGGGTCATATTGTAAATGGTTACGATATTACAAATATTGGCTCTGATGTAGTTGATGTAAAGTCATCTATTCAAGAGTGTGTAAAGGATTGTGATACTGTGTTCATTGCAGTGCCTACTCCTCATGATGAAAGATACGATGGATCGATTCCTATTGCGGATCTTGAACCTAAGGACTTTGACTATTCAATTGTTAAAGATACTATTGAAGAAGCTGACAAGTACATGAACAAGGATCAGCTCTTAGTTCTTATATCAACTGTTCTGCCAGGCACTACACGCAGAGAGTTTGTCCCCCTCATTTGTAATACTCGGTTTGCGTATAATCCTTATCTTATTGCAATGGGTTCAGTCGCGTGGGACATGGTTAATCCAGAAATGATTATGATTGGTACAGAAGATGGTAGTCTTACCGGTGATGCAAAAGAGCTAACTGATTTATACGAATCAGTTATTCAAAACAATCCTCGGTTTGAGATTGGTACGTGGGACGAGTGCGAGTGTATTAAGATCTTCTATAACACGTGGATCTCAACAAAGATTTCACTGGTCAATATGATGCAAGACGTAGCGAATCGAATGGGTAACATTGATGTTGACGTAGTGACTGGCGCACTTTCTAAATCAAACCTTAGAATCACCGGTCATCAGTATATGACAGCCGGTATGGGAGACGGCGGAGCGTGTCACCCACGAGACAATATTGCTCTTCGATATCTTGCTCAGGAACTTGATCTTGGTTACGACTTGTTCGACTCGATTATGAACTCACGCGAGGTTCAGGCAAAGAATCTAGCAAAGGAACTCATAAGGCACGCCGAGGAAAACGACTTTCAAATCTACATTCACGGGAAGGCCTATAAGCCAAAGGTTCCGTATCTCGACGGCAGCTATAGCCTGCTTATCGGGTACTTTTGTCAGGAACTGGGGTATGATCCAGTCTACATTGATCCACACACCGGTGATGATCATCAGCCGACTGAACCGGGCGTATTCCTCATGGCCCACTCTGCTGAAGTAACATATAATTATACAACAGGGACGCAAAATCACAAAGACGAGATTTACTGCACCATCCCTATGGGCAGTATAATTGTTGATCCGTGGCGCAAAATCCAATCCAATGCTAGTAAGGTAATACATTATGGAAATACTAGAATCCAAAGATAGATGGTCTCACTTTAAACTTCCTAAAGTTTGGTGGACAAATCATGAGAGCCTTCCTTATTATAATGAGTCGTTTAATGATCCAAAATCATTAGAATGGTGGAGATCTCTTGGTTATACACAAACAAAGTTTACCGGTGATATGTACGACATGAGATCCGAAGAACCAAGTTGGATGAATGAATTCCGAGAATATCTGCCATGGAATCACTTTTCTTGGTGTGTATACAGAATGGCACCAGGTTGTGCGCTTCCTAAACACAGTGATCTTTATGTTAGATTCAGAGAACTCTATAACATCGACGATCCTACAAAAATACGAAGAGCTGTAGTATTTTTAGATGATTGGCAAAGCGGTCATTACTTTGATGTAAATGACAATCCTATTCTACAGTGGAAAGCAGGTGAGGGTGTCATTTGGGAGTATGATACACCACATTGCGCAGCTAATGTGGGAGTAACCAATAGGTATACACTCCAGATCACAGGAACGGTCGACTGATCTGATGATGTATAAATGGTGGCATCGAATATAGAATAACGGCACTGCTAAGTTATGTTAAAAGAAAAAACTGCTTTAATAATTGTTGATGCTTGGGATAAACCTTGTAAAACGGATATCGAGAGATTTTCTTTTTTTAAGGAAGAAATTGATTCTTTTAGTCAATTCTTATCGTATGTGGTAAGTTATGAAAAGGAAAAAGAATGTGTTGATGTATATCACAGTGCGAATGGTTATAAGATAACAAAATCTCTTAGAAAAAATAAATGTAAAGAATTAATTTGTGTAACCGAAGTGCCATTAACTTATGATAGATATCTTTTTTGTGGATTTCATTATAATCAGTGTATACTCCGTAAAATGAATTCATTAAGTTCTTTAGTAAATGTATCTAAAATTGGAGTTGTACTTAACTTAACTATGATTGCTCCTGAGGTTGATCTTTCAGATCCTCAAAACAATGATTACTTTAATGACTATTTTTATAAAACTTATTACTGGACTAGATTGGGTTATAAACAAATAAGTGTTCGCCTATGAGTTATATTATTATGCGATGTATAAATAGTAGTATCGAATACAGAATAACGGTACTACTACGATATGCTACCAAACTCAAGACAGTCTCTGATAGACTACTGCCTTCGTAACCTCGGTGCTCCCGTACTTGAGATTAACGTAGATGAGGATCAAATTGAGGATCGTGTTGATGAGGCGCTTCAGTTCTATCAGGAGTATCACTCAGACTCGATCTATCGTGACTTCTTTAAGCACGAATTGACTCAGGCCGACGTCGATAACGAGTTCATTCCAATTCCGGATGAGATTCTGACGGTCGTACGAGTTCTGCCGTTTACCTTTGAGAACTCGTCGGTCAATATGTTCGATGCACGTTATCAGATGTCTCTGAACGATATGTATAACCTTGGGTTCTCAGGTAATCTTGCAAACTACGTACAGGTTCAGAAGTACATCAATACCGTTGACCTGATGATCAACGGCACTCCACAGGTCGAGTTCGCACGTCATCAAAATAAGTTGTATCTGAATGTTGAGCTTGATCGATATCTTAGTGTTGGTGAGTACATCGTTGTTGAAGCGTATCGCATCATCGATCCCGATCAGAACACCAGCGTCTATAACGATCTGTTTCTTAAGCGATATCTGACCGCACTTATTAAACGGCAGTGGGGCGTTAACCTTAAAAAGTTTGAGGGTATGGAACTGCCGGGTGGTGTCACACTCAATGGTCAGCAGTTGTTTGATGAGGCGACCGAAGAGATACGTCAGATCGAAGAAGAGATGCAGCTTAAGTACGAATTTCCGATCGACTTTCATATCGGGTAGTAGGTGAACTTGTAATGCCTACGAACGTATTCTTCTCTCCATCGGTTCAGTCCGAACAGTTTCTTTACGAGGACCTTATCATTGAGGGTCTTCGTATATATGGACAGGATGTTCTGTACATACCTCGCAGTGAAGTAAGTTCCGATGAGATACTCAACGAAGAGTACTCTCGATTCAAAGATGCATATGCTATTGAGATGTACATAGCGAACACCGAAGGATTCGAGGGTGAAGGCACACTGCTTTCTAAGTTTGGCCTGGAGATTCGAGATCAGGCTACCTTTATCGTCGCACGAAGAAGATTCCAACAGTTAGTAGACGTTGACGTTAACTCACTCGAGGACGAGCGACCAAGAGAGGGCGATCTAGTATATCTGCCTCTCGCTAACTCACTCTTTGAGATTAAGTTCGTTGAGCACGAGCAACCGTTCTATCGACTTAGCGATCTTCCGATCTTTGAGCTGCGCTGCGAGCTGTACGAATCGGGTTCGGAACAACTCGACACCGGATTCAGCAACGTCGATCAGTTCGAACGTACACACGCATCTCGTACAGTTCTATCAATCAGTGGCGGATCGACGGGTCTTGAGCCAGGTACGGAAGTCTTTCAGTTCGTACAAGAAGAATCATCGGATCAAGAACTTATCGTCGTTCACGGTGAGGTCGCCGACTTTGTTACCACTCAAGAAGCCGATTCCGGACAAGAGAGTACGGCCGATCTTTCACTGGTCGGCGTATCTTCTACAGACGGTGAGCTGCGTTCGTTCAGCCCGTCTCTCGGTAACATATTCCTAATCGACGACGAGGTGGATACCGGTTGGGAAGTACTCAAGGAATATGACCTCGCAGATACTGCTGATAAGTACATATCGAATGACAAGTTTGCAGACAACACTCAGTACGAGATAGATTCCGATCAGATTCTTGACTTTAGCCAGGAAAATCCATTCGGCGATCCAAGGTTAAATAACTAAGTATGTTTGGTAATCATTTCTATAACGAGCACACTCGTCGAGCCGTCTCAGTCTTTGGCACGCTGTTCAATAACATAACAGTTGTTAAGCGTGACGGATCAGGCAATGCTCTACAGCAGATCAAGGTTCCGCTCTCGTACGGTCCACGAGAAAAGTTCCTGGCACGTATTCGTCAGGAACAGAATCTCAGTGATCCACGTCTGGCGATTAAGTTACCTCGCATGTCGTTCGAGATAACCGGTCTGGAGTACGATGAGTCGACGCGCCTGACACGCGGAACCAAACTTAACGTTCCAGGAACATCAGCGACGTCAAGAAGAACGATGTTCTATCCGTCGACGTACAATCTGTCCTTTCAGCTCAGCATTATGTCGAAACACACAGACGATGCGTTGCAGATACTCGAGCAGATCATACCGTTCTTTCAGCCCGAGTACTC